TTGTTAGTGTATTTCTCATCTACCCTCTCGGACAATCGAGTTGGTTCTTTGCGCCGTCCTTTGGCGTGTCGGCAATCTTCAGATTCCTACTTTTTCTACAAGGATTTCACAACTGGACACTCAACCCTTTCCACATGATGGGTGTTGCTGGTATACTGGGTGGAGCACTCCTCTCTGCAATTCATGGAGTGACCGTAGAGAACACACTGTACCAAGATGGTGAACAAGCAAACACTTTCAAAGCATTCGACTCTACGCAAGAGGAAGAGACCTATTCCATGGTCACTGCCAACCGTTTCTGGTCTCAGATCTTTGGTATTGCATTTAGTAATAAGAGGTGGTTGCATTTCTTTATGCTGTTTGTTCCTGTTATGGGTTTGTGGACATCTTCCATCGGTATTATTGGTCTTGCTCTCAATCTTCGTGCTTATGACTTTGTAAGTCAGGAGATTCGTGCAGCAGAGGACCCTGAGTTTGAAACTTTCTACACTAAGAACATTCTTTTGAACGAAGGTCTTCGTACATGGTTGGCACCAGTCGATCAACCACATGAATCTTTTGTATTTCCTGAAGAAGTGTTGCCACGAGGCAATGCTCTATGATATACTAGGGGTGGAAACACCCCTTTTTTTATGGAGATAAAAGCATATACATCCCCAGGATGTTTTTATTGTGATCAGTTGAAAGAATTATTCAAGCGTGCTAAACTTGATGCTGATGTAATTCTAATCAACAAAGACAATAAAGAACAATTCAGAAAAGAACATCCTCAAGTAGGATCCTTTCCGTATGTTATAATTGATGGTGAAATTGTTGGTGGTCTAGTAGAGACTGCTAAGTTTCTAGTTAAGAGAGGTTTGGTCAGTGCCAAAAAAGAGTAACGATCTCCACATAAATAGAGGCATAGAGCTCATGTTAAGGAGGGCTAAACCGAGCGAACCCAAGCTCGACAGGGGTTTTGGGATAAAGAAAACATTCACCCTCCTCAAGCGTAAGTTTTATTTCAACTTTGAACTGAGGTGGGGTAGGTAAACCACTACAGGAGTTGGAACAATGGAAACGGCAACAATCCTTTTCTTCTCGGCAACAGCATCATTCATGTTTTTATGTGTCGGGATTGTAGCAGGGTGGACCGCTAAGGACTTCATGCATGACTACTTCTACTCCAGAGAAGAAGCTATGGCAATGCATCCTGAGATGTATGATGAAGACGGCATGGTAATTAATGAAGAATTACTTTCAGTGAAATTTATTGATGAGGACTACGACGATGAAACTTTTGATGCATGAGGTGCTGCAAAAGGTATCCAACGCAAAGACGAAAGCAGAAAAGAAAAAACTCCTGCTACAGTACAACACACAGGCACTCAGATCTGTTCTGATCATCAACTTTGATGAGTCTGTGGTCAGTCTCCTACCACCTGGGGAACCTCCGTATCGAAAGAACGAGGCACCTGACGGCACGGAGCATACTGTCTTGGAGAAAGAGGCGAGACTTCTACACCACTTCTTCAAGGGTGGTTCTAGTGTGAAGCAGACTAAGCGAGAGCAGATGTTTATTCAGATGCTCGAAGGTCTTAATGCTGGTGAAGCAAATGTCTTGGTCCTCGCTAAGGACAAGGAACTCGGTAAGCGTTGGAAGATCACTAGGCAGTGTGTTGAAGAGGCATTCCCACAAATTCAGTGGGGAGGTCGTTCCTGATGGGAAAAGGCATACGCATCATCCATGAGAATTGTGACCCAGATCAAGCAACAGATACAACTCTCCCATACTCTGCTTTCCTAGTAGAGTATGAGGTAGGTGAGGAGACTCGCTGGGACATCACAATGGCAGGCAAACAATCTGAGATCTTTGATCACTACTACGACACCTATGGTATCGTGAAAAATCTTACTCAGTCTAAGGGTAAGATGAATCCTAAACTATGGAATCCACCTGGATCGTCTAAGAAAAAATGAGAAAAGATCTCTTTGCTATTCCTGTCTTTGAAACTAAGATCAAACTGAATAAAATCAAAACCATTGGTGGCGAATTTCAACCCACTTGGGAGAGTGGTGTTCTTACCACATTCAATAGTGGGTTGACAGTTCGCAATAGCACCTGGGATTATTTGAAGAAAGTTATTGAACCATTCCTATACGATCTAGGTGATTCGTATAAACAAATTACCTTTACTGGTATGTGGCGTAACAAATACGACCCTAGATCATACCAAGGATATCACATTCACCCAAACTCTCAGTGGAGTTTTATTATCTACGAGGATGTGACATCCAGAACAGCATTTATGAATCCATCTTTTGCATTGATCCAAAATCAAATGGGTGATCATGCAAAATCATTTCCATTAGATTACAGACCTAATCTAGAACCAGGCAGTATGATTGTGTTCCCCTCCTTCGTAGGACACGAGGTGCTCCCTGGCAATACTGGTACGACACTATCAGGAAACATTCTTGTGGAGTATTAAAATATTATAAACTGTATCGTATGTTACCATTTGCACACACTATATAGTTATGGTATAATAACCACATCGTTCATCCTATGTTAGCAACGCTGCTAGCGATGACCCTCGCTCATCATAATGATGGCAACCCTTATGGGTGGCACATGAGTTGTGAAAGGTTCCTACAGAAACGAGTTGAAATCCTTATGGATGACAACTTGGATCGTAGATCTAAATATAACTTGATAAGTTACTTTAGGTCTAAGGTGGAGGGTCAATGCAATCAGACTCTAACTTAGGACGCAAGTAAGTCGCGGAACGGAGCGTTCACCCCATGTTTGAATTACTTTTGTATTCATCAATGGCATGTCCAGATGCTGATGCATTAATCCTCAGGATTAAAAAGCATGAGCACATGGAAGAACAGATTAAAATCGAACTGGTTGAGACCGTAAGGGAATCAGTACCAGAATGCTATTGGGGCGCAAACGACTGAAGGAACGGCAGTAAACCGCCTAGTATTTCAGGAGCACCTACAATGAACACACTTCAGCTTGTAAAGAAGCAGATCAACAAAGCATCTGCCCTACATGATGCACAGATCTCTCACACTGCATACCGTGGTGTAGAGTATAATGTGTGTGATGTAAAGAGCATCGAAACTCACGGTACATATGTATACCGTGGTCGCACCTACACCAAGTGATAGTCATGGAAGCACTACAAGTAGTTGGATTAACATCCCTAGCATGTGTTGCCTTCATTGGTATGATTTATGGTGAGGTCCTTCTCTTAAAGAGGGGGTAGGATAGATGCTGAAGGTCAGGTTTGAATACGACCTTCCAGAATACGATCCTTTGAAGCACGATCCAGATAAAACCTTTGCGTTTTTGACTTATCGTGGAGTCCATTATGCAAAGTGGGTAAACTTAAAAGTAAATTTTGGGTTTCAAAACTGGAAAGTCAATAGATGAGAGGGTTGACACCCTCTTTTTTTTATGTTATATTATATTTGTCGGACGCGACATCGGGAGTGACTGAATAAACTTACTGGCAACTGCTGGTTAAGGTGATGAGACAGGGGTGGTGCCCGCTGCTAGGAATAGTAGAATCGAAAACCAATCGGGTCTTAGGCAAGGATGTATTTACTCTGTAGTAATGCCCATTCTTTGTTGGTATACAGTAATCCAACCTCCCTCTTTTTTTATAGGTATTTACTCGTAGGCAATAATATTCGTTGCGTAATTAGTATAATTTAATACTCTCTGTGTAAATAGTATTAGAATTATGCGAGGTGAAAAAATGAATCCTACCCTCCCCTATATTATGAGTCAATTTATGGAGGTGAGTAATGCACAATCTATTATCACGCGCTCAGTTGGACGAGTGGCGTCACCTTGAAAATACATTAGATGATATTGAAGTAGAGAATCAAAAACTTGATGATTACTTTGAATGTATTATCGAATGTGACGCACTAGGACAACACGAGTGTAAAAAAATCTGTAGAGGTATTCTTATGTATCAGACGAGATGAAGATCAGGGGGGTTGCCGCCCCCCTTTTTTTGTGTTACCCTATATAATAAAAGGAAGTTTAACTATGGATCGAGAGAGACTTAAACTCATCTACAAAAATTTAAAGTCTTTGTTGAATGCTCTCGAATCAGAAATATATTCTGATGTCGATAGCTATACAAAAAGCAGCACTCGTGCTACAATAGAAACTATCTTTACCGATGATGATGATGGTTACCCAGACTAATTAAAAATATATGACGCGCTTAAAAGATCAAATTAGATTAGCAAAACTAGCGTTAGAACAACCAGAGCTCTTCAGTGATGCAGAGCTCATCTATATGAAGAGGCAACTTCGGCAAGCGAAGTTGGAGTTGAAGAAGAAAAAACAATTAAAGAAGAGAGGATTTGGTAATGAGTCAAGTGAAACTGGTGACAGTGACACCCGACGCAGAAAAGACGATGGGGTTCGTGGCACGAGTGAGCAACCCGAACAACCAGGAGAACCCTAAGGTCGCTGGTCTGCTAAAGTATTGCATCAAGCATCAGCATTGGTCTGTGTTTGAGCAAGCGCACATGACGCTAGAGATTGAGACTACTAGGGGACTGGCAGCTCAAATTTTACGTCATCGTTCGTTCACATATCAAGAATTTTCACAACGCTATGCTGATAGTAGTCTGCTCAGTGAAACTATTCCTATGATTGAATTGCGATCTCAGGATCTCAAGAACAGACAGAATAGTATTGATGATGTAGATGAATTTAAAAAGCAACGCTTTGAAATTCTAATCCAGCAGCACTTTGAACGCAGCATGAAACTGTACCAACAGATGCTCAGAGAAGGAATTGCAAAGGAGTGTGCACGTTTTGTGCTTCCCCTCGCTGTTCCCACAAAAATCTACATGACGGGATCAGTTCGCTCATGGATTCATTATATTACTCTGAGGTCTGCTAACGGTACGCAGAAAGAACACATGGATATCGCTCTCGCTTGTAGAGATATCTTCGTAGAACAATTCCCTATTTGTGCGGAGGCACTTGAATGGTCATGAAATCTATTACACTTGAAGAATACGAAAAGGCAGGAGATGAATTCTGGCCAAAGTATGATTATGTTGCACGGCAATTGGGTGAGCAACCCAAACCAGAACAAGTCCTGAAAGTAATGGAAGCACTTGCTCAGGTTGTTATGAAAAACAGAGTCGAAGACAAACTTGCACCCTTTGGATTTAATAAGGAGAAAAAAGATGCCGACCTATCCAGTTAAAAATTTAAAGACGGGAGAGACTAAAGAACTTTCCATGACCATGAAAGAATACATGGCATGGAAAGAAGAGAATCCTGATTGGGATAAAGATTGGCAAGCAGGTTGCGCTAGTGCTGGCGAAGTTGGTGACTGGCGTGATAAAATGTCCAAGACGCATCCTGGTTGGAAAGATGTAATGTCTAAAGTAAAAGAGCATCCTGGTTACGGGAACTCAACCAAACACAAAGACGGTTATCAGTGGTAAATTATGGCTAGAGGTAGAGGAAAAGGACCCGTCCCACCTGGGATGTCCAGAAAGCAGATGAAGCGTAAGAAACCAATCAATGAGACTTACCTTCTTAATATTGAACCGCTGACTGAGACTCAAGAATCATTCTTTGAGGAGTGGGGTAGTAGTAAGAACATCTTTGCTTATGGTGCAGCAGGCACGGGCAAGACATTCATTGCATTGTATCTTGCACTCCAAGATATTCTGGATGAGAATTCTCCATACGAGAAGTTGTACATCGTTCGTTCTCTAGTTGCTACGAGGGAGATTGGTTTCCTTCCTGGCACACATGAGGACAAGGCATCTCTTTATCAGATTCCATACAAGAATATGGTGAAGCATATGTTTGAGATGCCTGATGACAATAGTTTTGAGATGCTCTATGAGAATCTCAAACATCAGGAGACAGTATCATTCTGGTCCACCTCGTTCCTTAGAGGAACTACACTTGACAATGCTATTATAATTGTAGATGAATGTCAGAACTTGAACTTCCATGAACTGGATAGTATCATGACTCGTATCGGACAGGACAGTAAGATCTGTTTCTGTGGTGATGTGAATCAGTCTGACCTTCAGAAAACGAATGAGCGTAATGGAATCTTAGATTTCCAACGCATCCTTCAGAACATGGAGGAGTTCTCCATGATTGAGTTTGGTGTCAACGACATCGTTCGCTCTGGACTAGTGAAGTCCTACCTTATCAGTAAAATGTCTCTGGGATATTAATGAATTTGTTTAATCATGTTGGTGGTCTAACACCAGTTGAGATGGTAGCAGAGATGGTTGATGGCAAGCGTGTCTACAACACACCCTCTGGTCACCGTTACCCGTCGATCACCACCGTGATTAGCAATAATGCTAAGAAGCAAGCAGGTCTTGCTAGGTGGCGAGCTCGAGTTGGTAAGGAGAAAGCGGCGAACATTACTTCTAGATCCGCAGGTCGTGGTACAAAGTATCATTCTATTGCAGAGGATTACTTCAACAACGATCTAGATCTGAAAAAGTACAAGGAGTTTCCGCTGCCTGTGCTGATGTTTAATCACAGCAGGCATATTCTTGACCGCATAAATAATATTTTACTGCAAGAAGCAGCACTCTATTCCGATCATCTAGAAGTTGCGGGTCGGGTTGATTGTATCGCTGAGTATGATGGAGTCCTCTCTATCATTGACTTCAAGACTGCTGCGGAACCGAAGAAAGAATCATACCTTTACGACTACTTTGTACAGGAGACAGCGTATGCCTGTTGCCTGCAAGAGATTTATGGTATCACTGTAAAGCAACTCGTAACTATTGTTGCTTGTGAGAATGGCGACACACAAGTAAAGGTTGAACCTCCTCGGAAAGAATATCTATTGCGGTTGATAGAGTACATCGACGAATACAAAACCAAGCATGGACAAATCACAACTACTAGAGGATAAATTTATGACACCTGCAAAATTTTCGCAGGAAGTTGAGAAGATTGCTATCCACAATGTAGATATGAATTACATTGATGCAGTTCTTCATTTCTGTGAAGTGAATGAAATTGAAGTAGAATCCGTACCGAAACTACTGTCCAAACCATTGAAAGAAAAGATTAAATATGAAGCACAGAGGTTAAACTACATGAAGAAAACTTCTCGCGCAAAATTGATGCTAGTCTAATGGGTAAATTTTTTCAATCAGAAATGGTGCGGGGTGACATCCAAGAGATGGCAACCCTACAAGAATATTGTTTCAAGTGCGCCATGAACATGGTACTCTTGAATAAAGAACAGAAACTAGAGTATTTTGAAGCACTTGAAATGCTCATTGAAAAACAAAAACTATTTTACTTGAGGGTTCACCTCAGTGAAGATGAAGAAGCACAATCTGTTTGCGAGAACATGAAGCAAGCAGTCGTGATGCTAGGAGGAGACGCATCCATGTCAGTCTTGGACATGTTCGACGACCTCATGGGTAAACTAAAAGTTTTCAAACAACAACTAGAGGCGGAAGGAGATTGACTCCCAACCTCCCGCCTGTTATAATGATCAAGTGATTGGGAGTCACACAGACCAAATCCAAACTAATCCGAGGTAATCTAATGTCTTTTGCAGATCTTAAGCGTAAATCCCAGAGCAACTTTGACTTCCTTCAAAAGGAACTTGAGAAATCCGCCAGCGGTAAGCAGGTTGATGAGCGATTCTGGAAACCAGAGGTTGACGCTTCAGGAAACGGTTACGCAGTAATTCGTTTCCTCCCAGCACCTGAAGGTGAGACGGTGCCCTGGGCAAAGGTGTACTCCCACGCATTCCAAGGCGTTGGTGGTTGGTACATCGAAAACTCTCTCACCACACTGGGTGAAAAGGATCCCGTAGGTGAAGTAAACCGCCGTCTCTGGAACAGCGGTAGTGATGAAGATAAAGAGACTGCTCGTAAGCAGAAGCGTAAGCTCCAGTATTACAGCAACATCTATGTCGTGAAGGATCCTAAGCATCCTGAAAACGAAGGTAAGGTA